TCTAACACAAAAACGACTGCTGTTCCCGCAACAGTCAAAAGAACCCAATAGATCTGATCTATCTTACCGCCCAACTTTTCTACGTCTTCGTGCACGTGTTTTAAATTTTTCTTGACACCTGATATGTGTCCATACAAAGATAAAATGTGTTCTCTTGTGTTTTTAGGTTCTATTGCCATTATGTTAATCTTGTGTTTGTTCTTCTGTTTTTATTTTTAACGTATCTCTGTTCCAGAGGATCTAATAATACCTCTTGTGAGGCCGTAAGTCCAGACACAGGATCTATGTTAGTGTTTTGTTGTCCAACAAAGCCTGGAGCTGCAGCCATAGCTGCATTTGCTGGGTTACTATTAAGCATTTGATTAGCTTGACCTACTAAATCTGGTAATAATTCAGAACTTAATGGGTTTTTAATATCTGGAAATAAATCTCCCACTAATGGCACTTCAGACAATACCTCTTGAATTCTACCTATTACATCATACGCTTGTTCAAAAGGATTTCTTACACCAAGTTCTCTTGCTTTTGTTTCAAACAAACCTTGAACATCACCTGATATGGTAAGTGGTCTAAATAATCCTTCAGTTAAAAAACCAAAAGAAGTTGACTCACCTCTATTAACCATTCTCTCTGCTAAAGCATCTTCACTCATACCTAAAGTTTTTGCAGCTTCCATATCTAAATACATTTCTCTGTTAGTTTCATATAACGCTCGATTTGCATTTATATATGCATCTACAATTTGTTCTGGCGTAACTACACCACCTTTTAATGTTGCTGATGTAAATAAATTTCTTGAGTTCCTAATACCTTTTTTAAAGTCTGTAATTTTATAGTTAAAAGATTTTTCAGGATTTACTTCTACTCTTCGTAGTCCTGCAATACCAGCTAACTCATTACCAAACTCGTATTGATTACCACGTTCATCAAATCTACCTAAATCATTTATAGGTCTAATAGATAAACCTAATCTTGTTAACTGTTTCCAGTTTAATGGCATTTGTGTATCTACAAGGTGACTAATGGATTTAGATATCTTATCTCCAATAGCATCTTTTTCATTCCACAATTGTCTGTTGTCTTGTGTTCTACCTCTTCTAACAATAATATCTGCTAGTCCTTCTGTCCAAATAGACTCTGATATAAATGGTGAACCTAATTCTTTTGTAGATTCAATCATACCTAAAACAAAATCATCAACGATTCCATCTTCATCTGCTCTACCTGCGTTTACTTTATTTAATACAGTTTGTATTGGTCTTGTAACTGTATCATATGCATTTAAGTGTGAAAAATCTATGTAAGATAATTTACCATCTTCATCTTTGAATGGCACAAGTACAGAGTTTTTTGACCAGTCAGCAACATATCTTCTCATTGCATCAATTTCATCGTCTGCAACGTTGTATATAGCTTGTGCTGCTGCAACTGTACCTAGTGGTAATGCTGCTGTAGTTAAAGCCATACCTGTTAATCTTTGAATACCTCTTGTTCTTAATGGGTTTACAGTTTTACCATTAATTACTGTAGAATAATTTATTTCTTTTAATGCAGTTTCTACAATATTAGAACTTGTTCTAATAATTTCTGCAGGGAAAGCTACAAAGTTTCCAACTGGTAGTTTTCTTAAACCTTTAATAAAATCAGATACAAATGCATAGTTAGGTACATTGTTTTTAACTAAATCAGCTGCTGCTTTTTTTAAATAGTCATCATTAAATATTTGTTTAGCACCATTTGCATCTATAAATTCTTGACCTAATTTTAAACCTGCATTGTCATATGCTTTAGCAAGTTTAGATTTTTCACCTAGGAATGTAAATATTTTCCAAAAGTCATCCTCTGCTGTGTAGTAATCTTCCGCACCTCTTTTTATTTTTTTAAGTCCTTTTAAAAATCTACCAAGACCATAATCACTATCTAATTTGTTAAGTGTTTTACCAAAGTCTACATCTTCTAAAAGATCAGCTACTTGTCTTAATTGTACGTTAGAGTTTACAACTCCAAGTTCTAATAACTCTTGGTAAAAAGCATTATCTTTTCTAAATCCTTTAGCCTGTAATGCATTAAAGGCTGCTTTAACATCATCTATTTGACCAAAAGGTAAATGACCATTAGCTGCAGCAAAAGCCGTAGCACTAATAAAGTTTCTTGCGTGAGTAAAAGGTGCAAGAATTGTTTTAGACATTTGTGATAAACCTTTAGGATATAAAATTAAACTATTATAAAGTTGTTTGGGTATACTTTTTCCTGATTCTTGTGTTTGTTTAAAAGCTTGAGCATAATCTTTTAATGCAAACTTACCTTGTAATGGATTAATTAAATCCATTACCTCACCTTTAGCGGATGTCTTAACTAATGAGTCTTCATCTATAGTTTTTAATGTAGCTGCAGGATCTAACCATCTGTCTATTTCTCTTGCGGCATCACCTTTAGCAGATGTAATTTGTGCAAAATCGTCTGTAGTACCACCCGCATATCTCATAGCATCTGCTGAATTATTATATAAAAAAGGTATTCTTGGTTCGGCTCCTACTCGACCACCCGCTAACCACTCATCATATCTTTTTTTAAGTTCATTATTTTTTACAATTAAATCATCAAAGAATTGATTACTTCTAACCATAGAAGATAAATTAGCTGTGCCTTCTACAATAGATGACATTGGGTTATTTGCTTTACCTAATAATTTTTTTATGGCTGCTTGAGATACACCACTTAATTCAGAAACATTAGTGCTGTATAGTCTATTATATTTAGGATCTAACATTTTTTTATTAGTTAAGGTTTCAGCAAGAGAATCTTTCATAAAAGCTGGTACACCTTTTTCAAATCTTATTTGACCTGGAGCTGTGCCTTTACCTATCGTTAAACCTTTAGGTAAGTATGCACCTTTCCATACTTCATCCACCATATCTTTTGCAAGATCGTCATTAAGTTTTAAACCTTTTTGTGCTGCTATATCTTGAAATTCTTTTATTGCTTCTTTAATTAAAGTATTTGTAGGTCTAACATTATCTGCAATAGTTATAGGATTGTTTCTAAATACATCATAACCTCTATCTAATACATCGTTAATGTATTTAGGTATCATTTTTTCAAAATCTTTTAAAGCTGTTGGGGTAAGTCTTCTACCCATTAAAGTAAATAACTCACTCCAAGTGTCTCTAACAGTATCAAACTGATTAAATAGTTTAGTAATATCTTTTTGACTTGCTTTGTATTTATTTTTTAAAAGTTTTTGTAAGGCTTCTTTTTTAGCTGTAGGGATAGACTCTATTTCTACGTTATATAATTGTTTACCTGTTTTAAATTCTTTACCGGTTTTAGGATCTAATGCAATTTCATCTACTGTAAAAAATTTAGGTTTTAATTTACCATTTTTTGCATTACCTGATAACAACACATCATTTAATTCTTTACCAATAGTTTTTTTAGCTTCTAAAAAAGGTACTTTACTCACTGCAACTTTTTGATAAGTTTTAGCTAGGTTATCAGTTAATTTGTCTATCTGTCTCATAGCTACATCACCAACGTTAGTGTCTCTAGCTACTCTACCTGCCATTACATTTTTTGCATCAAAACCTTCTTGAGTTAATACACCATTAGATCTAAACCAACTATCTAGTTTATCTACACTCTTATCAAATCCACGCTTCACTTTATTCGATCCACGCACCTCTCTCATCTTACCGACTAATTTACCAGCCGCACCAAACGCACCGGTGAACGCGGCACCTTCTATACCAAATTTAAGTCTGTTCATTAATTCGTTAGCAGCGCTATCACTATCTCTATTTATTTCTGTAGGCCCACCCATAAAATCACCAAAGCTTCCTGCATCTTGTACATCACCTACTGCAACACCTTCAGCTAAACCTGCAGCTATTGAACCTTGTGCAAACCTTCTAGTTTTTTCACCTGTTGTTATAGCTCTGCCTGCTTGCTTTGCAGCTATAGTTGCTTTACCTAAACCACTAGCTGCTTTAAATGCAAGACCACCAGGCACACCAATGTTAACTATAAGTTCTGTAATTTTACCAATACCCGTTGAGGCTGCTAATTCATCGAATGGATTAATTTTTTCAAAATATGCTTCGACTGCTTCTACTCTATCTTCGTCTACACCTAAATCTAATAATGCTGCACCGAATGTTGCAGTTCCTTCTACAATTTTTATAACACCAGAAGGTATGGCTGCTGCCATAGACAGCGCCCAGTTTGGATCGTCGTTTAAGTTACCTTGTGGATCTTTGAGAACAACACCCATTTAGTCCTCCTAATAAATTCTTTTCTTATTTTTATTTTCGTCGAAAGTAAATGTTTCTTTTGTAATTACATCTATAAAAATTTTGTTTTCATCACCAGCACTATAAGTTAAATCTGCTTTTGTAGAATCAAATTCTTCTACAGATTTACCAGAATATTCAGGTTCTGATCTTAAAACATCTCTAATAACTGTAACTGTTACAGGACCTGATCCTTTTGCTTTTAATATCTTATCACCAAGAGTTCCTTCAGTTAAACTTACTTTAGCTTTTGCTATTGACAATGCTTTCATAATATCTTCTTTAGATCTCTTACCTGCAATGTAATCATTGATTGCTAATACTGTTGCTGTTTGATCTATTTTTTCATTAGCAGCTTTAGCTTTATCTACTCGGCTGTCTTTAGATGTTGCAAAACCTGCAACATCAGCTGCAGAAGATCCTACAGTTGCACCTTCTTTTTGTGAACCTTCAAAGAATTTTAATAAGTAATCTGATGCATCACCTATTCTAGCTTTTTTAATTTTTTCTTCTTGTCCTTCACCTAATAACTCTTTAAATAATTCTGCGTTTTCTCTAATTAAATCTTTTGCACTTATTTCTGTGCTTGATGTGTTATTGCCTGTCGTATCACTATCATCTACATCTAATTTTTCTTTACCAAAATCTGCTTGTGCTGCATCTGCCCCACCAGGTCTAAATTCAGGTTCATATGCTTTTGATTCTTTTAATTTATCTAATACATCTGTTTTAAGAGCATCAGCAAAATCATCTTTACCAATAGATGTAGCTCCAATTCGCCCAGATTTATCACCTTCAAAACCTACTTTAGAAAAATCAAATATGTCAGCATCAAAAACAGATTTAGGTATTTCTTTTCCATCTTCATTTTCTTCAGTTGCTTGAAAAATATTTTCATATGTCATATTTGGTTTTAACTCACCAGTTTTTCTATCAAATAAATTATTAACTAACGCAGGAGACATATTTGGTTTATAACTGTCGATAAATTTACTAAAGTCATCTTTACTATATAGATCACCACCTAAAACTAATTTACCTGACTGATAACCAACTCTACCACCATCCATTAATCCAGATGTAATACCTGTGCCACGGCTATCTACCGGGCCACCTCTAAACATTGGTCTTCTTAAAATTCTACTCATTATCCGAATAATCCTAGTTTACCACCAATACCTGCGATACCTGCGGCACCTCCTAGGAATTGTGACATAGGACTAGCCGGAGCTGCTGGTGGTGCATATCCGACTGTTTGAGTCGGGAATGCTCCTGGTTGAATTTGTGCAAGTTGTTGACCAATCAATCCTATTTGTGTGAATGGTTGGAACTCTGCTTCTCTTGCCGCGATTTGTGCTGCATCTAGTTGAGCTTGTTCTACAGCTTGTTGTGCTTGACCTAGTTGACTTTGATAACCACCAAGTCCTTGTCTAGCTGCAAGATCTTGTGCTGCTGCAGCTTGCGCTTGTTGAAATCCTTGTGCTAGTAATTGTGCTTGTAAGTTTGCTCTGTTAGTTGCTGCACCTCTTGCCGCTTCTGCTGCAAGTACACCTTCTCTACCACCACCATAAGCACCAGCTTGAATAGCTTGATCACGTCTAGCTGTATCTGCAATAGATTGTTGTCTGTCAAATTCTGTTAAAGTTGTATCAATAACTTGTTGTTGATACGGAGACATAAATTGTTGATATGCATCTGGTCCAACTAAAGTTCCTAGTTGTGCTGCAGCTGTTGCAGCATCTGTTTGTAATTGTGATTGTGCAGCTACTTTAGGATCATAAACAGTTGTATCAATACCTGTAAACGTAGAAGGTACTGCACCTGCTCCTAATTTATCAAGCGATTTTAAAAAGGCTGTAAGTGAACCTTCTAGTATCGGTGCTGGTTTTGTTATTGTAGTTGTTTCAGCCATTATGCTCTTGCCTCCAAATCATTCATTACTTTATACATTCTCTTAGCACCCTCGTTAACACTGCCACCACCTGCTGCTCTAACTGCATCGGCAGTCATTACAAATTCGTTTTTAGAAAGTCTTGCAGGTACATCATCTGCTTTTTCTTTTTTACCAATAGGCACAAATCCTCCACCTCTTAAATCTATTTCTTTACCACCAAGATTCATCAGGCCACCATCTTTAGCTTTCATTGTAATTGTTTCTTTAATTTTTTCTTTCATTTTAACTGGACTTTCCATTTCATAATTTTCTCTATAGAATTGTTTTAACTCTTCCATATTCATTGGTTTTCTTTTGAATATAATTTCAAATTCTTCTACAAGATCCATTAAATCCATATCAGGCATATCTGCTACCATTTTAACTGATTCTTTTACTTCTGCATCTTTTATGTTTTCTACAGCATCACCAATTCCACCAAATCTAAATCCTACTCTACCACCAGCTTTGTATCCTGCTGATGAAACTGTACTTTCAATTTCTTCATCAGTAAAGAATCCATAAGCTCTCATAGCATTTCTAATTGCATCGCCTCTAATTCCAAAGTCCTCTAATGCTTCTGCTTCTGCTAACGCAGCGTCTATAGCGTTTTGTTTGTCTAGTTGTCTTGCGCTTGCTTCCATTACATCACCAGTTGCTGTCGCTGCTGGTAGTGTTGCTGCTTGTAAACCTTCTTTACTAAAAGGCTTATCTATTCCTGCTTTCATTATACCAGAACCTTTTTCTAAAAGATTTAATCCTGTGTCAGTTGCTTTTGTTAAAAATCCTCTATTTTCTAAAGCTGCTTTTCTTAATCCTGGATCTGTTATGTTAGCTGTAGAAGTCATATTTTCAAACTGTCCGGTTGGTGCTGCAACCATTGCGCCTTGTAATGCACCTAATCCAGCAGACAATGCATTAATATCTCCCTCACTACCTTCTTGAGATAACTGTCCTAAAATATTTAAACCACCACCCAAAACTGCCCCACCACCAGTAGATCCTATTTTTAATAAACCACCTAAACCACCAGCCGCGCTTCCATATAAATTAGGCGCAATAAACGGAGCAAACGCAGATAAATACGGTAATGCTGGTTTAATCTCATTAGGTATTACTTTGTCTAATACCTTTGCAACTGGTTTGAAAATTTTCTTAAATAATCCCATAGTTTCTCTTTATATTGTGTAGTGATAGCAAGTACGCCAAGCTTGTAAATAGGCGAGTGTATCACAATTTACAAGGTTTTTATACATTCGTCAATCGCTGATGTTAAAGCCAGCGCCTATCTTTATTTCTTCTACAGTAACATTAACATCCCTTCGTATATGTTCTGATTTAGTAGGTGTATTAGCATTTTGAACATCTGCTAAAGCCTCTGCATCTGACATATATTCTTGGCCTGTTTCTGTATTGGTTAAAGTTACCTCTGTTTTAGGTGTAATTACTGGCACTCTTTTACCATTAATTGTCTCATACCTAACAGAAGCTTCTGTTTCGATAAACGGCATTATCTGTCCTCCCTGTTTATTTCTAATATTGATGCTATTACATCTACCGCACCACTTGTTGCCTGTACCTTTAATATCTCACTTTCCATCATAATTAAAGGCTCAGTCAATACTTGTTCTTTTTGACCTGATGTTAAAGTAACATCATTATCAACTATAAAAGCTGTTCCCGCTGCGTTAGTTAATGTGACCTTAACTGCTGCTGATCCAGATGCATCTTCTACAACTAAAAGCGATTTAACAATAGCTCTTGAATTACTAGGCACAGTATACAAAGTTGTAAGATCTGTGGTTGTTAAACTTACTTTATCGTTTTTATATATATTTGCCACTAGCCTAATCCTAACCAGGTAAATCTTTCCTGATCCTCTTTCTGTTGTGTTAAATACGTAGAATTTAATTGTTCTATAATTGTAGTTAACGCTCTGTTAATTTGTCTTTGATTATCTTCACTATATTCTTTTTTAGGTTCAGGTAATCTTACTACTACTTTTGTCATTATCCTCTCCTTCCATCTGGTTGTATGTCTACTTGAAATGTACCAAATCTCCACGATTCACCTACACCAGTATTTTCAATTTTAATATTTGCATATCTACCTCTAGCTCTAGTGTCAACTTTTAAAGTATTTGAATTAATAATAAATGGACTTAAAGTAGTTTCAATATCATCTTCTGATGGAAAATCTTTAATAGATAAAGTTACTTGGTTGTTTCCAGTTAATACTTTAAAGTTTGGTAAAAATCTACGCATAGCTAAAAAGACTTCACTCTGATCGGGTTGTAATGAAAAACTAAATGATTGGATAAAAGAAGTTAAAGCAGTTACACTACCGTCAGGATTGACTTGATCATTTCCTGTTTCGTGTTCAAACAATACACTTTGCCCTAATCCTGTTTCACCAACAATAACAGGAAACGTTCCTGTGTTAGAACTATTATAAGCTGTAGCATATGGTTTAGGATATACTAATGAGTCAATCCACGTTGTTCTAATAGAGTTTGTATTAGTACCTGTATACCAATTACCCATAGGTAGTTGTGCATTGTTTTGGCCGTAGTTATAAACTACATATCTATTATTAAAATCAGATCCTTGAGTAGGATACCACCATACAACTTCTGTGAATAAGTTATTAATACCAGCATTTATTTGTTGACCCTTTGTTGTATCACAATCATCATAAACAAAATCTTCAACTGAACAAGGTAGTGTATTAACAGTACCATCAAACGAGAAGAATCCATTATTACCCATCCAGTATGCAACACCATCAATTTCAATTGCTGCATTTTTACCTATTAATCCACAGTTAGTTCCGACTTGTTCAAAGCCAAATGTAAATGGAGCACCTACAAATTTCATTGTATATAATGCATTGTCTGTCCATATTAGAATATTTTCTTTAGCAACTAAACCTCCCATAATTTTTGTACCATCTTGTAATCTTTGTGTACCGGCAGTATTAGTTGCTTGTGGTGTATACTTATTAATATTTTCATCCTCAGAAAATCTTATAAACATATCATCCTGTGATAATGGTGTGCCAATAGTTTCTTCTGTTCCTAAATGAATTAAGTGACGTGTTGTTGGTGATATAAGTGTTACTCTTGTTGCAGTAGGATTTCCTGTATCTGTAGCTGCATCTATTCTTGTTTCAAATCCAGATGTTAACATAGATGATCTTGTTGTAAGTCTAGCTGTAATTCCTGCATTCCAGGTAAATGTTTTACCATTTGCAATTGTTGCAACTAATACTTCGCCAAAATTACTTAACGACCAAAGTCCTGGCTCTAGTGTAACTGTTGATGCTTCAACGGCATTACCCCAACCTGTAAAATCTGTTGCGTTTGTAACTACAGCACCATCACTATGCGCTTGTCCGTTTGAGGTACCAGTCGTAGCTGTACCTAATGCACCTCTAGTAATACCTGTTAATTCATTACCGGCTACTCCCGTATAAGTTATTAATTCATTGCCTACAGCTATTGTACCTGCTGGATTTGGAAAACCTGTTGTAGATGTTAATCTAATTTGTGTTGCTGATCCATTGTTACCATTTGTATCCGCGCTCAACGCTCCATCTAAATCGTTTTGTAAAGCACCTGTAATATTACCACCATAATTTCCTACACCATAACCATAACCATAAGTTTGTGCTGCTGGACCTACTGTTTCATAAACTTGAACAGTCATACTACCACCTGTTGATATAACTGAAGATGCTTGATTTAAAGAATCTATTGTAAAAGTTGTAGGAGTTGGAACTGATAATACCTGAAATAATTTAAGTTCAAAGTCGGCTGCAGTTAATCCTGTACCACCTGGTAAAGTAACAGATGATAATTGTATAATGTCTCCTACAGATAAATCGTGATCGCTTGTAGTTGTAATTGTACAAGTTTTAACTGTTGTACTATTTGTTGCTAATGTTGAACTAGTTAAACTATCTACAACTCCGGCATTACTACATCTAAAAGGTGTAATATCAAAAAGTTGTCCTTCAAAATATATAAGTAAAAATTTGTCTGTGCCGATTGCAATGTATCTATTACCTTCAGTATCTACAAAAGCGTGTTGTTTTCTAGCAACACCTACAATAGAGTCTGTAAGTAATGATTGCCAACCACCAACTTTTTCTGGTAAGCCATATCTAAATCTTACATTATCTGAATCAACCCAACGACCTTCTGCTCCAACAGCAGTGTCTTGCTTGTCGATACCTGGAGCAAACTTAATTTTCGTAAGCATTTTTTACTCCTATGATGTACTATTGGTTTTTATTTGCCAGCCTTTTGTAGCAGTTGTAAAAATTAGTGTTACACATTGATTGTTAGCAGTTAAATCTAAATCAGCTGCAGCACCTTGAATATTAGACCCGCCTCTTCCAACTATACATTTGTTAGTTCCAAAACCATTAGATGCAGATACATCCATTATAGTTACTTCATCACCTTGTGCAGGTGATGATGGTAGTGTTATTGTTACAATGTTTGCAACTGTGTCTACACCAATTTGATCACCAGCTACTGCTGTATATGCAGTTTTGCTAGCTGCTGTTACTTCTGTAAATCCTTTTTGCAACATACCTAATGTTGTTGCTGGTACACTACCTCTAGAATAAACTAAAGCTGTTGCACCTTCAGGAAGAGGTACTTGAGTTCCTGCACTTTGACCTGTAGTTAAGAGTGTTACTGTGTAGCTGTCGCCTGCTCCACCTCTAGTAGTTCCATCTTCTACAAAAAATATTCTGTTGGCATTACCACCTGATGTTGTTGCAGGCATTGTTAAACTAGCATTACCAGATAAAGTACCCGTAACTTTTATATAAAGATTTTTACCATTTGCGCTCGATGATCCGTCTGATAAATCTAAATTAACATTACCAGTGCTTAAAGTTACTTCTACATAACCTGAAGTTGCTGTTTGTAATAATTGTAAATTAGTATTTGTAATTGTTCCCCATAGACCAGCTTTTTCACCGGTTGCTACAAGTTCTAATGATAAATCTGTTGAATAAGTTGATGCCATATTAATAAGGTTTTATTGGTGTCCAAACCATTGTTGCTCCTGGTATTATATCGTTCCACGTAATAACTCCTGGTTCTACTGTATCTAATGATAGGCTAGAACCTGTAGGACTTACATTTGCTTCAGCAGTTATTGTAACATTTCCTGTAGCCAAGGTCAACGAGTTTCCAGAAGGTGTTACGTTAGTATCTATATTAATTGTAAATGCACCTAAACCTAAAGATACAGCGTTTCCCGTAACTGTGTGATTAGCATCAGCAGTAATAGTTAAAGTACCTGTTCCTAATGTAACTTGATTTGCTGTTAAATTTTCTGTTACAGCATCAGCAATAATACCTACACTACCTATAGTAATTGTAAGTGAATTGCCTGTTACGGCTACTGATACATCTGAATCGGGTCCTGATGTAGCAAACGGTAATGCTGATATTGCGTCAAATCCTAAACTCATAAATAATCCTTAAAAGGAGACAGGGGGTATGTGGTGGTGCCCTGCCTCCATTTAAAGATTATATCATCGTTTAAACCAAGAAGGAAGACCTAAATGTGGA